TTGCCTGCGCGACCTTCGATAGCGTCAGGAACTCGCCGGTGACCGTCACCGTGCCCGCCGGCGCAGCCTGCAAATAGATCTTGCCGCTGCCGTAGGCCACTTGGTGCCGGCTGGATGGAATCGGCGTGGCTCCATCAAGAACGGTAAACGATGCGTTGGGGTTGATGGCCCTGCGGGCGGCGTCCGTGATCTGGTACACGTTGCCGCCCAGGCTGGTCGTGGCTTCGCCGGTCATGGCCGTGCCGCTGCCGGTGGCGAGGTAGATATCTGCGTTGCGCCCTGCGAGAACTGCCATGGTCGCTCCTTACGTGTAGCTCAGTGCGCCGCTGCCGGTGAAGGTGTAGCTGATCGTGACCAGGCCGTTTTCGCTGGCGTTCAGCGCGGCCTGCACGAAAGCCGTGCCGCTGTAGTAGTTCGTGCCGTCGATGTAGAATCGCGCCGCAACGGTCGTGCCGCCCAGGAACGCCGTGTTGAGCGCAACGTGGCCATTCGTGTCGGTATCATCGAAGCGGCCCGATGCGGTCCCGCTCCATTCCTTAATGGTAGCGGTTCGCTCCTTCCAGGTGTCGCCGAACGACTGGGTCTCTTCGAGGCCCGTCGATACGTCGAGCGTCCAGGTATCCAGCTCGGCCACCGTGTTAGTGCTGATTTTGAAACTGCCAGCGTTTCCTGCGAGAACTGCCATTGTATCCTCCTAGTCGTAATCGTGAATGAAGTCGAACTCTAAAATCACCGCATAGAGTTTTTCGTTGGTCTCGAGCGTTTCCTCGTATTCGATGCGCCGCCCGTTGAGATGCGTCGAGCGCACCGTCAGCCCGCTCGCCGCAGTGATCGCGGCCTGCTGATTGATGACAGCGTCGTAGATCGTGTCGCCAAGATCCTCAGCGGCTTTGCTGTTGCCGGTCGCCATGCAATAGATATTCACCGGGCGGCGCGTGGCCGTCGGCGCTGCGCCGATCGAATGGAACGGGATATCGTCGATGGCCTCGATGACCAGCGCCGGGTACTTGGTTGCGCGGGCCTGCTCGGCGTGGATGTCGTAGACTCGATTGCCGACTACCGACGAGATGCTTGGCTCGGCCTGCGTGTAGCGGTAGAGAGCTTGGTAGATTCTCACGCGGCACGCCCCAGTGCGTCAAAGGCGGCTTTTACGCGAGTTTCCAGCAGCTTTTTAATGGAGCGCCGCTTGGCCTTTACAGCGTCGGCAAGAAACGGATTCGGGCGAGAGCCGGGATGGAAGACTTTTGTGCGGACCTGGTCGCCGACGCGGGAGAGCCAGGCGAAGGCGCGGCCCGCGATCTTCATCTTTTTGCTCTTGCCTTGTCCGGGGACAATGGCGTGCGGCTTGGTGCCGAAGTGGACGAGATGCGCGTGCGGCGCTAGCTTCGCCAGCGTGAACGTGAACGCCTGCAGAAAGAATTTGTATTTGCGGCCCGCTGCCGCTTTCAGCGATGCGCGGAGTCCGCCCGGCGCGATCTCCCTGCCGTTCTGCCGCGTCGGATATGGCGCAATCGGCGCACGCCGCGCGGCCTCGCCGCGGATCTCCTCGGCGGCTGCCAGTAACGCGGCCTGTAGCTCTTGGCCCTGCGCCGTCGCCATGACGCGCTTGAGTTGGCCGGCCAGATGATCCATGCCTTCGACCTCGATGCCTTTCATATCAGCACCTCGACCGCTTGCATGGTCAGCATCTCGTCCCGCTCGTCGGGGTTCAAAATTGACTTGATATCGAAGTAGCGGACGGCCTGCGTTTTCTGGTCTGTGTATTTCACCCGCATGGCTGGCGTCAGGCCGACCACGAACCGCAAGCGGATCGTGTGAGTCAGGTCCGCCATGACCTGCCGCGCGGCGAAGAACTCGCGCCCGTTGCCGGTCTCGATAGAGGCCCAGCACTGATGGATGCTCGACCACGTCTCCGTGCGGTCGCCGTTGGCGTCCACGGCGATGGCGTTGGCCTCAATGTCGATCAGGTGCCGCAGTGCCCCGGCTCTCATATGAACACTCTCCACGGGGCGATGAGTGCAGACGCGGCCAGCGGTAGCTCGGCCTCGTCCACAGCGGCCGCAGTGCCAACGACAACGGCCTCGCGGTGCTCGTAGAAGTGCGACGCGAGCATTCGGATGGCCTGTCGAATGGCCGTCGGTACGCTGGCCTGGTTAGGCCAGCCACAGGTAAATTCAATCTCGATGGGGTCAGTGTTCCGAAGCGTCTCCGTGGGCCAGTCTTTCTGGTATTCAAGAAGGATCTGGCCCGGCGTGCGCGCAGTGGAGACTCCGTAGTTACTGCTGGCAAATGTGTGCTGAACGCCGCTAGAGTCGGTGTACTTGATGTGCGCGACCGACACCAGCGGCGAGTAGGGTATGGTGATGACGCCGGTATCGGGGAAGTAGTCCAGATACATGCGCCAAGTTTGAGTCGCGAATCGACGATTCGAGACCACCTCCAGATGGTTGGTCGCCGCCTGGACGTAAGGGCTCAACTGCTCGACCGGTTGACCTATGGCGCGGGAGTGCGCTTCAAAGTCGCTGTCGGACAGCGCCCAGAACGTCGGCGGCGTCACCAGCTGGAGGCGGTGCTCGATCATTAGTCGATCTCGGTAGCAGTTGCCGAGCCGCCGAACCGCGGGCCGGCAAGGGCGATGGCAATACCACCCAGCACCGGCGAGTCCACGACCTCAACAGCTTTCAGCCGCACGTACGAATAGCCAGCGTTGGCCAGCTCCTCGGCGTGCACCTGGATAGCGTAAATCTGCGAGGCGCCAGCCGTCGTGGTAAAGCCAGCCGCAGTGCGGGCCGTCATCGCGCCCTGCACGTCGGTCGACGTGATGGACTTCGAATAGAACGGCACGGCAGTCGTGTTGGTCGGGATGATGTCATCACAGGCTTCGACCGTAATGGTCGAGGTTCCGGTGGCACCAGCGCCCTTGTGGATCAAGAACAGGGCACTGTCGAAGTTGCCGAGCGAAACAACGTCGCTAGTTACCGTGCCGCTGAACGCATCGGCCACTGGATCGAGGCCTTTGACGAAGTGGAGGTTATTCAGAAGTTCGTACGGGATCATATTGGTTCCTCCTTGTTAAGCGCGAGCGTCGACCGTTACGAACGGCGACAAAGTGTTGCTGCCCTTGAACGGCGTGATCGGCTGCTTCACGCTGCTCTGGCCGTTGACGTCGATGGACCATTTGAAGGTCATCTCGTCGTAGATGAACCGGACGTGCATAGACTGCGCAGCGCGTAGACCGCCCTGCGTGATGACGACATATTTCGACAGGTTCGCCAGCACCACGTCGCCCTTGTCGCCGAGCGTTTCGGCCTGTTCGACGGGGATGACCGGGAAGCCGAGGAACGTGCCGTACTGAATCGAGCCGGCGACGCTGTTGTTCGGCAGGAACACCGGCTGTTGGCCCACGGTGAGAAGCGGGAACTGGCCGATCGTGTCGGGATTGCAAAGCCAAACGATGCGGTCGCCGGGCTCGCGGTAGAGACGGGACAGCATCGAAGTAGCGTTCTCAATTACAAACGTATCGGCGGCCTGGCCGGTCTTCTTGGCGACCGAGACCATCAGGGCGCCGCCGTAGTTCTGCACTGAGAAGCCGAGCGGTTTGCCGACGCCGTCGCCGCGCCAGATGGCGTCGTCGAGTTTAAACGCGATTTCGGACGCAAAGGCGTTTTCAAACACGGTGGCCATGGCGGGAGCGTTGCGGAGCAGGCGCTCGGTCGCATACGCCAGACACTTCAGCGATTCAAGACGGATCTCGTGACGAGACAGCTTCGGTTTGGTGGCGGTCGGCGCGTCAGCTTCGCCCGTCCAGTAGGCCTGCACGCCGCCCCAGCGAGAGCCGTTGGCGCGGCTGGCTTCGTCGATGTAGGGCAATTCCAGCGAGTCGGAGCCTTCGCCGATCGGAATATTGGTGCAGAGCGGGAAGATCCGCGCCGTTTCGCGGGCCTTGAGCAGGAGCGCCGTCGAGAACTCGGTCCCGATGGCAAACCCACCGTCCGCGGGAACCGCGGCCGACGCGCCCGAGGCCGTCAGGTTCTGCCCAAACAGTCGCTTATCGATCTGGCCGCCGAGCCCCTGGAAGGCTCCGCGCGGGCTCTGCGCGTACGCAATAGCCGCCAGCTGCTCGCCGACGGACTCGAACGGGCGGGCCGCTTCGTTGTCGCTGGTGACGCGGGCAGGCTCACGAGTCACGTTTGCCTTGGCGCGGGCTTCGAGAGCCTCGACCGCAGCAAGTTGCTCGCGGACGGTTTTAAGTTCGTTTTCTTTTGCGTCGACCGCCTGCAGATGCGCCACCGGATCGGCGGCACCGCTGGAAGCGGCGAGAACCGCGCTGTACTCGGTTTCGAGCGCGGAGACCTGAGAGAGTAGCTCTCGTTTCGTCATCGTTCCCCCTATTTCCCCAGCACTCGCCAACGCCGCATCCGCAGCGCCAGTTCGTACTGGGCTCTTTGCTGGTCCGCGCTCGGCGCGGCCGTCAAACTCGTCGATAAGATCTTGGCATTCGGGTCGGATCCAATCGGAACAACGCTGATTTCGTAGGGCTTCCACTTGCGGGCAAAGTATTGCTTGACCTCGGCGCCAGGCTTGGACTCGACAACGAGCTCGCCGATCTGAACGCCCATAGAGACGTTGCGCAGGATGCCGTCCTGGATGTCCTGCCAGGTGCCATTGACGTCTTCGCGGTTGCTGAACCGCAAAACGGCCCGGTAACCGTCGTCGGCGCGGCGCGCAGATTCCACAACGCCAATCACATACTCGGTTTTGTTGATCTGGTGGCCGTCGAGAACCGGCGCACCAGCAGACAGCGCGGACAGGTCGGCGCTGTCCATGTCGAAGCGCAGCTTCCAGCTTTCGCCCGTGAAGAAGTCGAACCGCTCGACCGTGGCCCCTGAATAAAACAACACCTCGCGGCGCCGCGGGCCTTCGGCCTTCGGCTCTTCCTCGTCGTCCTCCGGCGTCGGCATCGGCGCCATCAGCTGGCCGGCCAGTTGAATCTTCAGGTCTTCAATCATTGCCGCACTCCCGCTTGGTCCACCGGTATCATCGCGCCCTGCACCAGATACTTTTCGCCGCCGTCGTACGGGTTCAGATTTTCTTTTGCGCGAATCTCGTTCGCGTTCAGCACGCCGATGTTCCGCATCGCGCTGTAGAACGTCGCGCGGCTGGCCGCGTCGCCGCGCAAGAGCGCGTCCATGTTGAATTCGGCATAGTAGGTCTCGGCCTCGCGCGGCCCGAATAGCTGCATGTTAATCCGCTTCTCGATTCGCGCCAGCCACGGGCGAATCGTATGCGTTGCGAAGTCGATGCCCTGGTGTTCGATGTTGTTGTTCGTGCTGCGGGTCAGGTCTTGGATCATGTGCGGCGGCACGCGGAAGATCGAGCAGATATCGGCCTTCTGATACTGCCTCAGCTCCAGGAACTGCATGTCGCGGTGGTTGATCGAGACCGACTTGATCTCAGCGCCCTGCTCCAGAACGCCGATCTTTCCCGCGTTGCGGACGCCGCCGAAGTTGCTCATCAGCCACGTCTGCAGGTTGTTCCGGGCCTCGTTGCTCAACGCCTGCGGCACGGTCAGATACGAGGGCGGCGTGGCGTTGTTGCGGAAGAAGTTCGCCCCGTAGCCTTCGGCGTCCTGGGTCATGCCCAGCGCCTGCGCCATGTAGCTTACAGGCGAATGCCCGACGAGGTTGTCCTCGCCGTCGTAGCCAAGGCCGGGGATGTGCAGGATGTCGGAGGCGGTGTACATCTGGTTGGCGTAGGTGTACACAAGAACGCCCGTCTCCGGGTCCCGCGCCACGCGCATCCCGGCTGGCGACAATGGCACCAGGCGCACAACATCGCCGCGCATATTCGTGACGATGCGGGCGTAAAAGTTGCCGTGGAGGCAGAGGCACTTCGCGGCCAGTTCCCAGAACTCAAAGGCGCTCATGTCGTCGTTAGGCGCGTCGTGCAGCAGGTAGTACAGCGGGTGATTCCGGTCCAACTGCCGCCCGTCAGCCGTGCGCCGGAACACGCCGCAGGGCAGACTGCCGATGGACTCGGCGATCACGCGGACGCAAGCCCAAACAGCGGTGATGCGCATGGCGGAGTCCGTGCTCACGAACCACTTGGAGCCGTTGACGGGCTTGTACCAGAAGTCGCTATCTGGCGGCGGGGTGGCTCCGAGTTTTACCATCAGTCGGCCGAAGGCGTTCATGTTGCGGTAGCACGAAACTTTCGAGTCGTGCTAACAGCGTAGCACAAATTTTGTCAACTGTAGCACGGGTATTTTTTTCGCGGCACTACCAACTGATCGTCAGCGGCGTCATGTCTTCGTACACGCTGCGCTCAGCCCGCACGTCCTGAACACAAATCCCAGTTGCCATCACAGCCGCAATCACTAGATCGTTCCGCGTGGACTCGCGGCGTCTGTCGGAGTGAATCGGCTTGATATTGCCGGCCGGGTCGGTGCTGATTTCGGTGCAGTCGACGCACCAGCGAAACAGCGGGTTTCCGTCGTGAACTAGGTTGCGCTCGTGGATCAAAGCTTCGAAGCGTTTACTGGCCGGGGACATCGACCCGTACCCCTGCCCGAACTCGACGACCTTAATCCCCGCGTCCATCAACTGCTGTGCGGTGTCGCGGGCTCCCCATCGGTCGTAGGCTATCGCCTTGATGTTGTAGACCCGCGCCAAGTCCGTGATGTGCGCGACAACGTGCCGCCAATCGACCACATTCCCCGGCGTCAGCCGCACGTGCCCGTCGTCGGCCCACAGATCGTAGCGGACGCCGTCAGAGAGCGATTTGCCGCGGGCGGCCTGCTCGGGGATATAGCCCCAGGCGCGGTAGTACACCTTGCCCTGATACGGCCAGCACAGCGCAAAGGCGGTAAGGTCGCGGACGCTGGCGAGGTCGAGGCCGCCGAAGCACGGCACGCCGGCCAGGTCGGGGAATTCGTCGCGGCAGGCGTCCCAGTCGCGGATCGCAATCCACTGCGAGTTGGCGCTCGTCCACTGGTTCAGGTACAGCCGCCGGAACGTGTTCTGGCGCTCCGGGCGGGCCAGCGCCTGCCGGAATTCCTCCTCGTAGTCGCTGAGTTCATGGAGGTGGCCGAGCGACGGCAACGCCAACGGCCAGAGCGTTTGATCGGTCCAGTCGGCGTCGGCGGGGACTTCGTAAATCAGCGGGAAGTAGCTGTCGTCCTTCACGTCGCCGTCCAGGACGCGCTTGGCGTAGGAATACTCGCGATAGCAGATGGACTCCTGCGACGATCCGGCCGTGGTAATGGTGACCCACAGCGGATTGCGGCGCGACTTGCTGCCGGTGGTGAGCGCGTCGTACAGCTCCTCTTCGGCGCGGCCCCAGGCGTGGAGCTCGTCGAAGACGACTAGGCTGGGATTGTACCCGTGCTTACCTGCGCCGTCTGACGACAGTGCGCGGATGATCGAGCCGGTTTCTTTGTGGCGGATCAGCTTGCGCGATTCGGTGATCTGGACCAACTCGGAAAGCTCGGCGGATCCGCGAATCATGCTCGCCACGGCGTCGAAGCAGATGCTGGCCTGGTCGCGGTCTTTCGCGGCCATGTAGATTTCCTGGGACGGCTCAGGCGACAGGAAAAACTCGGCGACAACGAGCGCGGCGACCGTCTGCGTCTTGGCCTGTTTCCGCCCCATGCTGCAGTAGGCCTTTCGATAGAGGCGGCGGCCGTCGCCGCGCTTCCAACCCAGTAGGTTGGCAATCAGCTTTTTCGAGTGCGGTAGAAGGACGAACAGCTCGGGGCCGCCGGACTTGGTCGACTTAGTAAGCGTCAGCGTGCCGATAAGCCCCTCGGCCAGCGCGATGGCGTCGGCGTCGTACCAGATGTCAGCCTTGCTGTTTGGCAAGGGCCAAAATCCTCAGCGCAGGACTCTCAGTTTTCTTCTCGACCTTGGCGGGGACGCCGGCGCGAACTCGATTGCGCGGACCGATGCACAACAGCGCGCGAATGTTGCTGATCTGCCGTCCGTACGCAAGGAACAGCTGGTCATCGTCCGTCGAATCACGGCGAAGCATCAGGTCCGCGAGGTCCGCGTATAATTGCGCGTCGACCTGGCGGATTGAAACATTGGCAGCGCGGTTCTCGGCGACCAGCCGTTCAAAGAGCTTGCGCGTTTTGGCCGGCGTTCCGGGCGGCGGCGCAATGTCTTCTTGGAAAACGTGATACTCCGGGCGCTTGTTTTCCGGTTTCGGCGCTGGTCCTCTCAGTCCCATAAGCTGTGCTGATAGTAGCGTATCACGATTTCAGTTCATTGTGCGAGCGCATGGCGCTGTGAAAAACCTGTGAAAAACCTGTGTAAATGTGGCAGGTAGTACTAGGTGTCCAAAAAGCACTTTGCGGCACAAAGCGGTTTACCAAATCACAAAACCTGGTGTTTCTCGCACGCGGG